ACATTAGATTACCTGGTTATGCTAGTTCTCTTAACTTAGCATTAAATGTAATACCAGGTGTAGGACCTATGGTAGCTATACCTTTCTCTGCATTTCTTGGAGGTAATCCTACATTTGATAATTTTAAAAAAGTTGTTTTTCCTTATGGTTTACCTGACGTACAAAACGCAGGAGACTTTGTTAGGTCAGCAGGTATTCCAGCATGGATGAGAAATGCCTGGAGAGCTATTAGAGGTTTTCAAGAAGATGGTACAGACGCACCTACAGATGAAATCAAACGTGTACAAATAAATTCACAAATAGACGTTTATAGATTGTTAAAAGCAAATGGAGAAGATGATAGCACACCAGAAAAACAAGCAGAGTTAATGCAGAGAGCAAAACAAACTAGCGCTTGGTTAACAATGGTAAAAGCGTTTTCACAATTTATTGGACCTACTGGATTAAATGCTAGGTACGAAATACATGATCCAAAGAACAATGGAACAGTATGGGCAATGCAATCATTGTCAGATTACTACAGACAGATTTTAGATACACCTCCTACTATAGAGGGGACTAATCAATTAGAGTTTGCTCCTGGAGATAACTATGGAGCAACAAAACACTTTATAGAAAGATTTGGATTTAATCCTTTAGACATAGTACAACCTAAATCAGTTGTTATTGAGCCAAGACCAGTAGATGAAAAAGGATCAGAGTTTGAAAGGAACAATCCTGATTTATTTGAAGAATATCCATTTACAGCACAATTTGCTATACCTAAAGGTGGAGGTGGTCCATTCAATTATGAAGCATATATAAATACAATTATAAATGAAACAAGAGAACCACTTAGTGCAGACGAATGGTTAGCTAAAAGAAATCAATCTTTAGGTGAGTTTTATATGGAAAATCAAAGAATACAGTCATTAGAAATATTTAATATAAATGATCCACAACAAAACAGAAAAAGAAATAGATTCTTAGCTCTGCAACAAATTAATGCTAAAGAACAATTTCCTGGATATGACCAGACTATAGTTGGTTTACCTGCAACTGTAAATGTAGAATTGCAAGTAGAAGAATTAAATAAATGGGCAAATGAACCTAAATTATCTAATACACAAGTAGGTCAAGATTTAAAACGTATTTTAAGTTTATTTGATTTGTTTAGTAAGAAATCATTTGCAGAGGGTTACAGTCAAGATGGTTGGAGATCTTCCAGAAAATATATTAAAGAACGTAAATTTTTAAGAGATGAAATTGCTAGATTAACTATGCGTAATGATGATTTTTACTTTGTTGCACAAAGAGTATTGCTACCATATATAGCAGAGAGACAAGACTTTTTAGAAGATATGATATATGATGAAAATGTATACGCAGAATATGGTATGTATTTACCAAATAGTATGGAGAGATAATGGAAGAGGGATATAAAGAAGCGCTAATAGAAGCAGTATTAGCTAATAGACAAATAGTAAAATTACCTTATGGTTCACAAACTACTGCTGGTGCAGTATCGCAAATAACAAGTGATTCACGAATAGATGACAATTTAATTACAAATTTAAATACTTTAATTAATAAAGATATTTCTGATATACAATTTATTGCACAAATAATTACAACTTTAGAAGTTTATGATGCAATGAATAACAATGAAAACGATACTTCTTTAGATTCTTTTTATGCTGACAATGTTCAAGTTGTTGAAGATTCTTTATCAGCATTAGAAAATTTTATTCCTGGAGAAGCAGAATTTGCAAATCAATATAACAGTTATTCTTTTTCAGGAGCTAGGTATAAATACACTTTACCTGTAGATTTTGTCCAATCAATTAATAGTGGTATTGATTTAGCTACTGGTATTAGTCCTATAAATTCAGAAGAATCAACAACTTATAGAAACTTTTTAAAAGAACAAGTTAATGAATTTGTTGATGAAACAGGTAAAGCAGCAGTTATAGCTAAACCAAAAGGTGGATCAGGATTTTTATTTTACACTTCTCCAGCAATACAAGAAACATTTGCTAGTCGTGGAACAGATAATATAGCATTGCGATATACTTTACCAAGACTTAAATTGTTTGGTGCTAATGATGCTGAAGTATATTACTATCCAGAATTTACTCAACCAAAAGATGCAAATACTTATGAACCAAAACCAGGATCATTTGTTTCGTTAAAAGATAATGTTGATGAATCTGGTGTAGCAACTAATGTTGCAACAGGTAATACTTATTACATGACATATACTATAAATCCAGTAACAGGACAATTTGAAAATTTTAAACAAGAGTTTTTATCAGCAGAAAAAGCAGAAACTTTAGTAGGTCAAAACACACCACCTATAGAGTTAACAGGAACAACTGAAGCAGAAAGAACAGAAAGTTTTAATCAGTATAAACAACAATTATTATTTGAAGATATAGCAGATACAGATGTATTTGGAAACTTACCGTCAGATCATTTTATATTTAAAAATATAGAAGCAGAAGTACAAGAACCTACTGTAGAGGGATTTGCAAAAGATACTAAAGAACAATTTACAATAAGTGATTACGGTGTAGATAACTTATATGGAGGATTTGATCACATTGCTGGAGATCCAGCACAAGGAAAAATTAATTGGATTAGTTTACCTCCTGATGAGCAACAAGCTATACAGTTACAATTAATGCAAGCAGGAATGTTATCACCAGATGCTTACTATTCAGAAGCAGGTTCATGGGGTTTACAAACAAGAGCAGCAATGAAAGAAGCTATGACAGAAGCTAACTATAAGTTAGAAAAGATAGGACCATACTTACAAGGAGCAATAGAAGATTATAAAAATAGACCAATTATATATCCTTTAGTTTATCCATCAGCAGGACCTTTAGCAGTTAAAGAAGCAGTACAAACTGCAATTAGTGCAGCAGGTGGTAGAACAAATATGACTACAGGAGAGATGGCAGCTTTTATGGATTTTTATAAAGATTCAGAACAAGACTATGCAAATGCTGCTGTTGAGTATGAAAGAAATTTAGATTTAGTACGAAGAAGAATGATGCCAGAAAGCAGATTAGAAGTTCCTGATAGTCCAGGAGTTAGAACTGCTGAACGTATAGAACAGACATTACAACCTGAAATACAAGCACAAGCAAGAGCAGATGAAGAAGCTAGAAATCTTTCATATTTAACCTATTCAGTTGACAGGATGAGTGATATTATTGGTTAGTGAGATTATTTATAATAGGGTTAATAATGGCTAATGGGTTATCCTTTGCACCAGATCAACCAGATAAAGAACAATACACACCTGAAAGATTGTATTCTTATTTAGTATTTGCAGACAATTATGTTAAAAATAAAAATTTACCAACATCTGAATATAATCCTAATGATGAAAGAGAGTTTGTATTAAATACAGATGATCCATCTGCAATGCAAAAATTGGTTGCAGTAGCTTTAGCTGAACATCATGACGGTGGTTATAGTTTAGGTTATTCACAAAACAGAGTAAGTAAACCAAATAGTGATGGCTCTGTCGACTATGGATTGTGGCAGATAAATGATTTTTGGGAAGATAGATTTAAAAAAATATTTCCAGAACTATTTGATAACGGTAGAGATTTTATAGATAATATAAGTAATCCATTTATAAATGCAGTTGCAGCTATTTATATATCTGGATATGTAGAGGGTGATGGACCAAATGGTTTAGAGAATTGGTCAACATATAATATGGTAACACCAGATTCTGATTTTATGATGGATGCAGAATCAATACAAGCAGAAAGATATACAGGAGGAGATCTTATGAGAAAAAAAGATTTTGAAGAACCAAAGTTTGCAAATAAATTACTTGATTATGTATACGCAAAACCAATACAAGAAAGTATAGAAGAGGAATCAGCTAGGTTTACAGAACAATTAAACAATTTTGTTAAAGGGACAACATTACTTTCTAATAAACCAAAAAATATAGGTTACGATAAATTAAGATTTGAACAAATGAAGCAAGGTAAATAATGGATTATTATTGTAATTTTTGTGGTTTTGATAGTGCAGTAGATGATGACAATTACTGTGAATGTAGGTGTCATATCATTGGTAGAGGTATTGAATAATGGATTATGACAAATTAAGTATAGAAGAACTTTACGAAGAGTTTAAAAAACAATATTACAAAGTATCAGAAATAGCAGCAGAAAATTTAAATATAACTAATCCTGAAAGAATACATACAGATTTAATGAATATTATGAATGATATGGAGCTTGATGATTACCGTTACAAGTATCTTTTAACAACACAACAAACAGAACAACTAGGAGAATTTATTGAAGTAGCAAATAAATTAGATGAACAATTACTTCCTACTCTTAACGGATCAACTTTTTCTGAAAATTTTATTATTGAACACAATGAATTTGGATATAACAAAACAGGAATTACAGAGTGGCAAGAATATTCTCTAAAAGTACCAGATGATATTAGCACTATTAATGAAGATATAAATGAAGCAGATAGATTAGCACGTGAAGCAGAAGAAGAAGTAACTGAAGATCTTGCAGATGGTGATGCTATGACAGAAGAATTTTTAGATGAGGGAGATTCTTTAGATTTAACAGATGAAGAAAGAGCAGCATTAGTAGATGATATTGAACAAATAGATGATGCTACTGATCCTAGAAGATTAAGTGGTTTAGATCCAGACGTAGATATACCAGACACAGTTCCAGAAGATTTAGTTAATGAAGTAGATAGAGATAGGCTAAGAGAATTTTTAGAATTAGCAGAACCAGAGGGTACTGTAGAATTTACTGCTGAAGAAATTGCTGAACAAGCTGATTTAAATGCACAATCACGATTAACACCAAACGAATCAAATACATTTGCTGATATAGTAGATAATTTAAATAATCAAGCAGACAATTTACCTGTAGATAAAGCAATAAAGCAAAGATTTAAAAATAAAGTTACATCTTTAACAACAAGGTTATTATCTCCAGGTGGTCTAATAGATTATGTAGATATATATGAAACAGCAGTATTAGGATTAGGTATGGTAATTGCTGCCGCTCCAGAACTTAAAAATTTTGCTAATACATACGCACATAATTATTGGAATAATTTAGCAGCAACACATGGTGTAGCTGCGTACAATCAAAAAGAATACGAACCAAATTGGGAACGTATAAATGATGTTATGAACATTGTAGAAAAAATAAGTCCTACTGATATGTTAATAAATAAAGTTGCAGAATATGATACAGATACACCTTACGTATCTACATACATAACACCAACAAACATTGATACTCAAAATGTAAGTGAAAAATTAAAAGGTACATTGTCATTTATGCGTGAAAATCCAGTAAATGCAGATAATGAATCTGATAAACTAAAAGAGGCGTTTATATATGGCAACACAAAGTAAAGAACAAAACAGATTAAGAGCAGGATTACCTGCTGATTATGAAGTAGTACAACAAGATGACAACTTTTGGCTCATGGCTTTTATTGAATTACCTGATGGAAGTTTGTTTACTTGGAAATATTTAATAGAAGATCCTTTAGAAATACTAGAAAAAGTTCCTGGTAATGAAATTTTAACTCCAAATAC